TGAGAACATGAACACCATGTTCTTCGGCAACGGTACCGGCAACAGCAGCAAGGACTGGTTGGGGCTTTCGGCTCTGGTTGGTTCTACAGGTTCCCCCGGCGGCATCGACGCCACCGATGGTGACAACTCCTGGTGGCGGTCAGCGGTAACGAACCAGGGTTCGGCCGCTATTACTGTTGCCTCGATGGCGACCCTCTACAACAACTGTTCGGTCGGCAACGACCAGCCCACGATCATCATTTCGGGACAGAACCAGTACGAGGCTTACGAGGCTCTACTGGTCGGTCAGATCCGTTACACGGACACCGACATGGCTGACAAGGGTTTTCAGAACCTGTTGTTCAAGGGCGCACCGATGACTTTCGACGGCACTCTCGCCGGCGAAGGCAAACTCTATATGCTGAACACCAAATACATCCAGTTGGTGGCTCACAGCGACGTTTGGTTCAAGCCAACGCCGTTCGTGCGTCCCACCAACCAGGACGCGGTGTTCTCGCAGTTGCTTTGCTACGGCGAGTTGACCACAAGCAACCGCGCCCGCCAGGGCTACATGTACGGCATCACGCCGGCCTAGTAGTACCCGATGGGACGAGGATTCGCAGACGCATACAAAGTTGGGGTTCGACCGTATGGTCAACCTTCTGGCGACCATTACCGGGAAAGCACTCCGCGGCCTCAAACCGTGGGGCCATCCCGCAATGTTCATCAGATCGCCCCGATTGCAGACCCGAACCTTGTTCCGGCGGCACCCAAGTGCAGCGCGCTGACCCGCAGCGGGGATCCCTGTAAAGGGCGTCCTCCTGCGGGCAGCGACCTGTGCGTCTTTCATAGGGAGTAGCCGTGGACATTTCGACCATGCGGTCGTATGTCCGCTCTGTGGTGGACATCGATTCCACCGATATTTCCGACGATACCCTCAACCGTTTCCTAGGCGAAGGCTACGATGTCATCGTCTATTCGGAGAAACGGTGGCCGTTCTTCGAGGTGTCGACCACGTTTGACACGGTAGCGTCGCAGAAAGACTATACGCTGACGGTGATCGGCGCATCCGTAACAGGTGGTTTGCGTGAACTTGCCGCTCTCCGCACCGATGACCACGTTGCGACCTATGTGGGTCGCGACGAAGGCGATGTGGTCTATCCGTTGAATGTGACAGGCCAGGGGTCGCCCTGGTGGTGGTCATTTTGGGGTGACACGGTTCGCCTGTACCCTACGCCTACAAGCGCGGAAACGATTAATGTGCGCGGATACAAGAACCCGACTACTTTCGGGGCTGGCGTATCCGATGCTACGGAACCGTCCGATCTACCTGATCCGTTTCATATCGTGGTAGCGACGTATGGGATTGCCCGTGCTTACGAGCAGCAGGAAGATCCCACGATGGCGACCCAGTATTTCCAGATTTTCAATCAGGAACTCGACAATCTGAAAGCACGCTACGACGACATGCCGGCGCCTCAGCCCGTGTTGTTGAACAGTCGCAGCGCCTCACGGTGGCGTTCCCAGGTCATCCTCCCAAACCGTATGCGCTATTCGTGGGAGTAACCGGTGGCTACGCGTAGTCAGTTCAAGTTAGAAACCCTCGAATCGTTCACCGGTGGACTGAACCTTCGTACCGACCAGTTCAACCTGGAAGACAACGAATCACCGGATCTTCTCAACGTTCTCGTAGATCCCCGTGGTGGGATTAGAATGCGCGACGGCGTCGATCGTCGCAACACGACGGCTTTGAGCGCCGACGTAAAGGGCATTTGGGCGCTTCACACGGATAGCGGCACTAATCACCTGATGGTCAACTACGGGACCAAGGTCGCCTATTCGACGACGGCGAACTTTACGGATCTGACCGGGATCACGGCCCGCACCAACGGATCCAGGGTTTACGGGATGACCATGAACAATGTTGCCTACGGCGTGTCATACGACAAGGTGTCATTCAAGTGGGATGGATCGTCTGCTGCCGACCTGGGTACGACTCTGGATGGTTCAGCCGGCAACTTTCCCCAGGCCCAGTACGTTGCGTTCTGGAACAACTTCGCGTGGGCCGCGTACACCTACGAATCAGCCACCGGTTACAAGTATCGGGTACGGTGGTCGAACGCCAACGATCCTGAGAAGTGGACGGCGACAGACTACGTCGACATCGACAAGGGCGAACACGGCGACTACATCACCGGCCTGTGCCCGATGGGTGATCGACTCCTGATATTCAAGTCGAACAGCGTCTACGCCATTTTCGGATTCGATTCGGATTCATTTCAGGTGGTCACGTTAACCGACAGCGTCGGATCTGTGCCGCTGTCACAACCCATCTCCACCCCTTACGGGGTGTTTTTCTGGTATGCCGACCAGGGCGTCTTCGCCTACAACAAGGAAAACTTTTCGTGGGTGTTCGACAAGATCGCTCCGGCGATCACTGATGGCCGCATCTCGTTTACCTCGAATCCGCAACTAGCGTGGGGTAACCAAAAAGCGTACGTCAGTGTCGATTGGACAGAAGACGGTACGACAACTCGACGGACGTTCATTTATGATCCGACTTTGGGGCCAACGGGTGCCTGGGTGCTGACCGACATTGACGCCGGCCCACTGTACGCCTACCGGCCTCCCAACTCGTCACCGACCGTATTCGCTGGTTGTGTGGCGAATACGGGAGTTGTCGTCGATGTGGAAGATGAACAGAACCGCACTAGCGACAGATACGCTAGTTCCACGGAAACCCACATTTCTTCTTATTTCTTCACGACCTGGATGACGGGAAAGAACCCGATTGTGAAGAAACGGTGGGGTCGACCTCGAATGGTCACCTCCGCCGAATCAACGATTACGCTTCCTGTCGACATCTATAAGGACTACGACAAGTCGGCTCAGACGACATCTTTCGATGTCGCTGTTGCCGGCAAAACTTCCACATCCAGGTGGGACACCGCTAAGTGGGATGACAGTGACGACAGTTCCGATTATGTGGCTAAGTGGGATTCGATCGCTCGTTCGTTGACTGCGGATGTCATCAATCTGCCGACTTTGGGAACAGCCAAGAGCATCAGTTTAAAGGTGAGTGGGCCAACGTCGGATAATCATTGGGAAGTCAATGCGTTGGCTTTCACCTATACTCCCAGGAGACTCAGGTAAATGGCGACACTTGCCGTCACAAACGACTTTTCAGCAGGAACAACGATTGTTGCTGCTGACATGAACCAGAACTTCACGGACATTGAAACGTTCGTGAACTCATCTCCTGGGCTTGTTCAGAACACCCTGGTCGACGCCAAAGGAGACATCCTTGCTGGTTCGGCCGATAATACGCTGGTTCGCGTCGGTGTCGGGGCAAATGGGACGTTCCTGGTAGCGGATTCCAGCGCAACCCCTGGGGTTGCGTGGGTGACTACGGCTGTGGACGACAACATCATCGCAAACCAAGTTTTCTCGTAGAGGAAAGGCACAATGGCAACATACGCAAAGGTCAAACTGTCTGGCGGTACGACAGGCAAGAACATAAAGGTTGTTCCCACCGCAACGGCGGGAACAACGATCCATACTGCTGTAGCAGGCACTTCAGACTTGGACGAGGTGTGGCTGTACGCTTGTAATACGGATTCAACGGACAGGAAACTGACCATCGAGTACGGCGGCGTGACTTCACCTGACGATCTGACAGAGGTTACCATTGCTGCTGAAGCAGGCTGGGTGCTTGTGTGTCCAGGTTTGTTGTTGCAAAACGGGCTTATCATCAAAGCATTTGCCGCTGCGGCAAACGTAGTGATGATTAACGGGTACGTTAACCGTATCACCGCCTAGCAAATGTTCCGCCAGGACCGCACCAACCCGTCTACCGCTGTTTCCAACTGGCGGGGGCGGCATGACACCCCGAAGGGGTGGCCGACGACGGCTGTCTCTACTTGGTTGAACGGCGGCCTGTTTGGCGCGCCGTTGACGGCGTTTGGTGGGATTATTACCCAGTACACGGATTCTGGAACTACCTACAGAGTCCACACGTTTCGTGGTTCAGGCAAGTTCTATGTGTCCAGCGGGTCAGCCAAAGTGGATTGGCTGCTGGTTGCTGGTGGCGGCGGAACTGGCGTGGGTGGCGGTGGCGCAGGCGGTGTCCTTGGTTCTATAGCGGGAGCGAGCGGAGCCACGGTCGCATCAGGTAAATACTCCGTGAGCGCAGGCACCTACACGATTGTTGTTGGTGCTGGCGGTACGGCAGGAGACACTTCCGACAGCGGAGTATCCAACGGGGTTGATTCGACAGCGTTCGGGTACACGGCGGTCGGCGGTGGCCGCAACGCCGGCGGTGCAGGCCAAACGGGCGGTTCGGGTGGCGGCGGCTATCCAGGTTCTGCCGCTGGTTCAGGAACTGCAAATCAGGGCTACGACGGCGAATCTGCTGGTGGTGGCGGCGGTGGTGGCGGTAACGCTGAAGCAGGCGGCACCGATGGAACTGGTCAAGGCGGCGACGGTGCTTTGCACTGGGGAATCACGGCGACCGCTGTCGGCTATGCGGGCGGTGGCGGTACAGGCGACTACAACACGGGTGTTCGCAAGGTCGGTGGTCTTTACGGCGGTGGCGACGGCGGCAACAACGCCGACGACGCCCAGGCGGGTTTGCCAAACACGGGCGGCGGCGCTGGCGGACGCGACATCACTGGTGTTTCGCAGCCAGGGCGGCAAGGTGGCGCAGGCATCTTCTTGATTCGTTACGAGGTGACTGTCTGATGGCCGATCCTGGTTACATCGTTGATGGTGTTCTCACTGACGGTGAGGCGTGGGTCGCTGTTGCGTCCACGACGCTTGACGCTGACACGGCGTCCATCACGTTTACTTCAACTGATGACGGGCAGGTTGGGGACTTTTCCCAGTACATGGATTTGGTGGCTATTGCCTATTGGAGAAGCACCCAAGCATCGACGATGACGGTGCCCGAAATGGAGTTCAATGGCGACACAACGGGCACAAACTATATTTACCAGTTGTTTGGCAGCGATGGGTCTACTGACACAGCAGCCACGGCAGCAGACCAGCCACGAACAGGAATGTTTCTTGTAGCGGCCTCAACTGGAACAACAGATGTATTCCAAGCCCAAATAAGTCACCTGCATGACATCAACAGTGGCAAATACAAAACGTCGCTTCATCAGACAGCCGCCGATTGGAACGGATCTGGTTATGTCGATATGACAGTGTTGACTTGGAAGAACCAAGCAGCGATCACCTCTATCAAGATGATGGGCGAACACGGCGACCTGCTTGACGAGTCTCGGATCGACTTGTTCGGGATACTTCCAAGGATGGTTGCCTGATGGCTGCAATCGAAGCAATCGCCACAACGTATTTGGAGGCTGATGCAGCCAGTGTGACGTTCTCGTCGCTTGGCTCCTACGAGCATCTGCAAATACGGTTTTCAGTCAGAACGGTACGAGCCAGCGACCTTGAAACCGTTGGGATTCGTTTCAACGGCGACACGGCCAACAACTACGCAACAGCAAGAATATACGGTTCGGGTACTAGTGAGGCTGGTGGAGCCGAAACCGCTACCAGCCGCGTCTACGCAGCAGGGCAAATGCCAACAGCCACCATGCACC